GGTATGTCCAAGGCCGAAAAGATCGCGGCGCTTGAGGAGAAGATCGGCTATCTCAAGGCCGAACTCGCGCTGCTGAAGAACGAAAGCGACGAGATGGGCGAGATGGGCGACGAGATGGACGAGGAGATGGACGACGAAGGCGAGTACGACGAGGACGAGGACTAAATGCCCAAGTCCCCCGCATGGCAGCGAGCGGAAGGAAAGAATCCCGAGGGCGGTCTAAACGAAAAAGGCCGCGCCTCGCTGCGTGCCGAGGGACGCGACATCAAACCGCCCGTGAAGAAGGCTGAAGCGGCGCGGTCTGAGAAGAGTGCCAAGCGCCGCGTTGCGTTTTGCAAGCGGATGAAGGGCATGAAGCAGAAGTTAACGAGCGCCAAGACGGCCAACGACCCGGATTCGCGCATTAACAAAAGCCTAAGAGCATGGGAGTGTAACTGATGCCGGGTGGAACCCTAAAGTCCGCCGTTGTGACGGTGGCCGCGCAGAACGACGCCGCAACCGTGCTGGGATTGCCGTCCAGTGGGAACGTCGCCGTGCAGATTACCGGGACGTTGAGCGCCACCATCACGTTTGAGGTGACGGTGGACGGCACGAACTGGGTCGCGTTCAACATGGCGCCGTCCAACAGCGGCACTGCCGCGTCCACCGCGACGGCGGTGGGTGCATGGAGTGCTTCGACGGGCGGATACGCTGGCGTTCGGGCGCGATGCAGCGCCTACACCAGCGGCTCGCCGGTCGTCACGGTTCGCTACGCGGCGCTGTGACCGACGCCCCACTTGTCGCGGTGATTGTCGGAGGATCGCTACTGGCAGCGGTCCATCGCCTCGCGTCGGCGTGGGAGCAGGTTGCAGACACACGGACACAGCACGCAACACTGCGGCAGGACACGGCGGTCGTCCCCCCTGCGGCGGAGATTCCTGACGATCTGGTGGCGGTGGCGATGCAGGAGAACGAAGCGTGGGCGCAGGAAGAACTGGTCCGCGTGATCCGCGAGAAGTTTGAGCAATACAAAGACTGGAACAAGGTCAGAGCCGCGATGGGCTTGGGACGGAGAGACTAAGTCATGACGATGCCACCGCTGGACAACGCGCCGTTCGCGGACGCCGTGCTAGAGGACGAACTCGCTCGGGCCTTGGAGGGACTGTCCAACAACCCGCTTTCGCCAAACGAACAAGTCGCTCCCAATCCTCCGGAAGATACGGGCGAACCGCTGTCGGAACGCGAAGCGGCGTTGGTCCGCGCCCTCTATGGCTATGACATTCCGCTGGCGGACCCGACGCTCAAGGACGATATGCCTGCATGGGCGTCGTGGTGTCGGAGCCTGTGGGATTCGCGGCGCGAAGCAGTGCAGATGCACCTGCATCTCGTCGAACGCAACCGCTTGTTCCGCGCCGGACAGCAGTGGATCAGCGCCCAAGGACTGGGGCCGTGGCGCGAACCGTCGCGTCCACGGGATGCGGCGCGTGTGGTGTACAACATGATGGACAAGGCGCTGGACCAGCGTCTCCAGATCATGATGGACCAGAAGCCGGGGTTGCCGTGACCCCGACGACGCAGGATCCCGAAGATAAGCGCAAGGCACAGGCCCAGCAGTTGGCGCTGGAGTACCAGCACGAACAGCAAAACATGATCCGTGTGGCCCGAGAGGCGGGATTCTGGGCGCAGACGGACGGCCTGAGCTTTTGGCATATGCACTGGGATCCCGACCGTGGCCCGTGGGATGAGCGGTTGGGCGAACGGCCCGGACAGCGCAAGCCGCTAGGCGACATCGGCTGTCAGACGCTCCGTGTGGAGCAGGTGCGCGTGTCGCCTAACGCGACCGCGACGCAGGCGCCACATTGGGTCGTGATCCGCGAGGTGATCGCCAAGCAGGAGGCGGCGTTCCGCTATGGGTTGACCGGCCTTGATGCCAGTGCCTCCAGCTTGCAGACCGGCAACACGCCAACCTACAGCGGCTCCGAAGGCATGGGCGCGTGGGTGTTGACGCAGACAACGATTGGCGAGGGGCAGCGACTCCGAGACGAGGAAGTGACGGAACGCTTCACGGTCTATCTAGCGCCTCATCCCGATGTCCTTCCCGAAGGACTCCAGATGGTGGTGGTCGGAGACGAAGTCGTGTTTGGCCCAGCCCCGCTGCTCTGGGGGGTGATCCCGGTGGTGCCGGTACGCGATGGGTCCAGCGACCCGTCGTACTACCCCCGCCCGATCATGGAGCAGTGGATCGACCACCAGATGCGCGTCAATGCGCTGCTCTCCAAGTGGATCGAAAACATCCGCGTCAATGCCGGAGGCCGGTTCCTCACGCGCCCCAACGCGATTGCCACCGAGACGTTCATGGGCGGCGTGACCTCCATGATCGAAGTCCGTGGCGCTGGCAGCATGGGCGATTCTATCCAGCCGGTCAACGGATTCAGCGTCGGCAACGATGTGAAGGAAGCCTTGGCGCTGGAGCGGCAGGCGTTTGAAAACGCCAGCGGCTGGAACCAAGTCAGCCGAGGCCAGACCACGGGCGAGTCGGGCCGCGCCATCATTGCCACCCGCGAACAGCTAGAGCGCGTGTTCAGTCCGGTGGTAGCCGCGATGGCCAACGCCTTTACCGACTGGGCCAAGGTCACACTGGCGGGGATGGCGTGGGGCTACGATGTGCCTCGCGCCCTCGGCGCCGTTGGCAAGGGACGCCCTGATCTGGCGCGAGCCGTCAGTGCATCGGACTTCGATGGCCAGTCGGATGTGCGCGTGGAGCAGGCGTCGATGATGCCAATGCCGATGGCGTTCCGGATGTACTTGCTCGACAACTGGCTCCAGTCCGGCGTGATCGACCTCAAGGAATATCGGCGTCGGCAGATGTTCGCCGTGGCGCGAGATATTCAATCGCCTGACGAAGATCAGGAAGCGCGAGCCAAGCGCGTGGCCGATGCGTTCCGCATGGGCACGATGCCGCCCGAGATGCGCTGGCAGGATAACGAGTCCATTCACCAAGACGTACTGGAGCGGGAGATTCTGCTACAGGACGATCTGAGTCCAGAGATTGTCGCCCAAGCCCAAGAACGGTGGACCGCCTTGGCGAATCAGGCGATGCAGAAGCAGGGCGGCATGGTGCCTCCCGCTCCGGGGGCTGGCCCCGGCGTACAAAGCGGACCTCCCGCTGCCAGCGTGCCTCCCATCCCCACGGGCCAGTTGCCCTTGGCGGCGAACAATCCCCCGATTGGCGTTGCCCCGCTAATGCAGCAGACATTAGCAGGCATCCCTGAGGCGGAGGTTGCCGCACGTCAAGCGGACATCTTATCCCGTCAGCAATAGGATCGTTATGACTGTTCCGATGGACGTTAGCTCCGCGATTGACGAAGCCGTCTCAGCGGCGCTCCCCGTACCCCAGTTCACCGTTCAGGATGCCACTCCCGAGGCCGAATCGCGTGCTGCCGAAGCGCCTGTGGACGCCGAGGCTGAAGCCGATGTGGCTGACGCTCCCGTTGCGTCAGCGGATACGGAGACTCCCGAGGGTGATGCTGCGGGAGCGCCGACGCCGGATATGCCGGACGGCTATGTGGCCGTCCCCACCGTCTCCGAAGGGCTGGCCACCGAGTTCATTCTCAAGGACGAACACGGCGAAGTAGAGGTTCCGGCCCTGATCGTGGAGTACAAGGCCAACGGCAAGGTGCGGCAGGATCGCTTGGATCAAGTGGTCAAGCTGGCGCAGTGGGGCGTGTACAATCAGGAGCGCGAACAGAAGTTGCAGGAGGAAGTGGAGCAGCACGTTGGGCAGTACCAGCAGGTCTTGGCAGAGCGTGAGGCGCAGATCGAACGCCTGCTAACCGATGACGACTTTTTTGAGTCGGTGCGCGATGCGTTCATGTCCGAGAACTCGCCGGAGCGGCGAGCGGAACGGGCCGAGCAGCGCGTCGCTGACTTGAAAATTGAACAGCAGATGCAAACTATTAGTGCAAGCGGCGAGCAGTTCTATGCACAGGAAGTGATGCCAGCCCTGCAAATGATTCAGCAGGCACTGCCCACCCTGAGCGGAGAAGAACTAGAAGCTCGCTTGGAACTGGCGATGAAAGCGCACGCGGAAGTGGCCCCCAATGGGGTACCCTATGTTCCGCCGTCACGCTATGACGCCATCCGGCAGTACATCGTCGAGGACTTGGCCCTGTGGGCGCAAGCCGCTCATCTGCGCCGGAACCAGCCAACCGAACAGAAGTCGGCTGAACTGGAACGCGCTCAGATCGAAGCACAGAAAGCCAAGCGTGTAGTCGGCCAGAAGCTCAAGCCAGTCGGTCAGCCGGGGGCGACCTCGGATCGTCCGGCCAAAGCGCGGCCTATTGTCTCCATAGACGATGCCGTAGAAAGCGCCCTTTCGTCGGTGCTTTCCTCCATTCGATAACTAGAGGATTTGTGTTATGCCTTCACCTACCGTGATTACCGATGCGGAACTGACGGGTCTCCTGAAGAACGTCTATTCCCAGTACCGTGAGAAGGTGCAGAACCTTGTCACCCCGCTTCTCGCCCAGCTCCAGAAGGCCAAGGCTGGCGGCCCCCGCAACATGCGTTGGGGCGGCAACAACGTGTTCTTCGACGTGGTCGTTGGGCGTCCGTCCGGCTCCACGTTCTCGCAGAGCGGGTACTTCCCGCCTGACACCACGGCCTCGGAAGTGCAGGGCAACGTGGGCGTCGTCCGGGCGTACACCACGCGCCAGATCGACGGCCTTGCGTTTGTCGGCACTCAGAGCAAGGACGCGGCTTTCACGACCATCGCCACCAAGACGATGGAAGAAATCAAGGAAGCCTCGACCCTGCTCATGCAGCAGGCCCTGCACAACAAGGCGGACGGCGTGGTGGCGCTGATCGGCACCGCCTCGACCACCACGTCCATCATCGTCTCGTCGCCCTACGGCGTCAGCGGCGCGGGTCAGGGTGGTCTGCTTCTCTCGGTCGGTGACTACATCGCCGTGCTGGATACGTCGTCGTCGGATGCGGTCCTTGGCCGCGCCCAGATCACGGCGATCAGCAACAGCGGCGACAACGCCACGCTGACCCTCGGCACCGCGATCAGCGGCATGGCCGCGACGGACAAGATCGTGAAGGCGACCGCGAGCGATACGTCGTTCAACAGCGCCATGAACGGTCTGATCAACATCACCAACCGTGGTGGCAGCTACGCCTCGCTGCACAACGTGTCGGCCAGCAGCTACCCGATCTGGAACGCGGTGCGGATGACGGCGGGTACGGATACGCCCGATGCCAACCAGCCGACCGAGGACGACCTCTGGGTCCTGATCCAGAAGATCGCGGGTGTGTCCGGCAAGGACGCCCAGCTCCGTCCGAAGGAGTTCCTGCTTATGACGACCCCGGGCCTTGGCCAGAAGCTCATGCAGTCGTTCGTGGCCCAGCGCCGCTTCGACGCCAACGGCTTCGACACCACGATCAAGGGTGGGTACAAGGCGTTGCAGGTGTGCGGCATCCCGATGGTTACGGACTACTACGTCCCGGCTGGCACCATCTATCTCCTCCACATCCCGTCGCTGGCGTGGGTGGATGCGAAGGATTGGGGCTTCGTCGAGTTCGAGGGCGCGGGTCCGTGGCGTTGGATTCAGGGCCGCGATGCGTTCGAGACGACCTATGCGTGGTACGGCAACCTTGCTTGCTTGGCGCGTAACGCGCACGGCAGCATCGTGGGGTACACCGATACGGCTCGCTTCTCGCACGTCGTCTGATCCTTGTAGCGGTGGGGGGCTTCGGCCCCTCACCGTCACCCCTTTCCTGAGGAGTTTCTTATGGGCAATTATTTCAGCCCACTGGCCGGTCGGTTTGGCGTCATGCCGAACCTGCTCGTGGGTCGCTGTTCGGCGGCGATTGGCAACAGCACGACCACGACGTACAACTTTGGTGGCCATCCGGCGAAGTCGATCATCAACCGCGCCGTGGTATCGGCTGGCACGGTCCCGGCTTCGACCAGCGGCACCATCCTTGGCGTGTTGCAGAAGTACGATGCATCCGCTGATGCAGCGGTGGCGCTGACGGACAACATCGACCTTGAGGCGCTGACCGCGCATGAGGGGACGGCGGTGACGCTGCTCACCACGCTCACCGACGCGCAGAAGCTGCTGGACACGGGGGACACCGTGCGCTTTGTTGTCACCACGAACAACACGGTGACGACGGCAGCGGTCGATCTGGTGGTGAACGTCGAGCTGCTGGTCCAGAGCTGATGACTGATTCGGTGGTGCTAAACCATCGGGGGCATCCGGAGCCGTCGTCCGAGATTCAGCGACGGCTCCGGCTTGTTCATCCCCGCCTTGAGCTTCGCTATGTAGATTCCGTGGATGCCCACTGGGCGATCTGCTTGCGCTGGACGGAGAACGACCGGCGCTGGTCGATGATCCAGTCCAACGAGATTGACCCCAATCGGAGTATCGACATTATCGGCTACTTGCCGATGCACTGCTCCCCGGACGAAGCGCCAGCCTACCTCGAAAAGTCGATGCGGGAATATCCGGCAGACGAGGTCCGCAACATGGTGCGCGACATGGGGCAGTACAACAGTGTGGCGCCCGTGCAACAGGCAATGGAAGAAGCAATGGCCGAGGTGCTGGATTCTCCAAATCCGACCGCCCAGCCGAAGCGCCGTGGCCGTCCCCCTAAAGTTCGATAGGATACGCTTATGCCCACCGTGACCCGAGCGCAGTTGGTTGAACAGACCCGCGAGTACATGGATGCGGTCGGGTCCACGCGGTGGACAGACAGCTTCATCCAAACGATTCTCGCGCAGGTCTATGACGAGGAGTGGTCGAACATCCTCAACGCCGCGCCGTACTACACGTTTCAGCAGCTTCAGTTGACGACGGATGCCAACGGGCAGATTTCGTACGACAGCCTGAACACGGGTAGCGGTGATAGCCAGCGCAACTTCTATCGCGTCTTGTCGGTCAGCGACGGCAACGTCCTGTACAACGAGACGCAGTTCCAGTACGTCCCGTTGGCGACCACCACGAACTACCTGCCGACGTACCCGCGCCTGTACTATCTGGTCGGGACGAACGTGCAGATTCTGCCGGTGGCCGCTGGCACATCGCTGTATGTGGCTGTGAACTACAAGCCCACGGCGCTGAACGACCTGTCCTCGGACAATGTCGCCATCGACTTCCCGGACAACAATCAGGGTATCCTGACGGCCAGCGCAGCGGCCAAGCTGCTGCTCAAGGGCGGAGCGGAAGTCAGCGCGGCCAACAACTTCCGGGCGCTGGCCAACGAGGAGCGCCAGTCGATGCTCGACGATCTGCGCCGCCGCACGATCAACCCGACGCGCATGGCGTACCCCGACCAGAAGTATGACTGGAGCGGCGGCTAATGGCGGCAGGAGATCGCGTCCTCGACATCCAGCCGCGCTTCGACGGCGGACTGAACAGCGTCTCCGACGAAGCGGCGTTGCAGGAGAACCAAGTCCGTACCGCCGTCAATGCGCGGTTGACGGACTACGGCGCTATCAGCAAGCGCGGAGGGCTGCGTCGAACGGCAGCCGCCCTCGCCGCGCAGCCCATCACGGGCGGTTACACATGGACCAAGGACGACGGCACGGTGTCCGTGCTGGCCGTGTGCAATGGCAAGCTGTTCACCTCGGCGTTCAATCCGACCACATGGACATGGACGGAACAGACCGGGACGCTGGCCTCTGGCACGACCTCGTACTTTGCCAGCTTCCGTGATGCGGGTGGCAACGATGTGGTCTACATCGCAGACGGTGGGCCGCTGAACAAGTGGAGCGGCACAACGCTGTCCACGAATCTGGCTGGCACCCCGGACGCTGCGGCCATTGCCGTGTACAACGAGCGGCTCTGGTCCTGCGGCGACCCGGACTTCCCAGACAGCATCTTCTATTCCGACCTCAACAACGGTGACACGTTGGGGGTTGGCGCGTCAGACGGCGGACAGATCGTGATCCGCACGTTTGGCAACGAAGCCATTGTCGGGCTGGCGTCGATTAACACCTCGCTGCTGATCTTCCACAAGCGCGGTATCTCACGCCTGACCGGCTACGGACAGGACGACTTGACGGTGGCCCCACAGGCGGTCACGGCAGACATTGGCACGATTGCCAAGAACAGCATCGTGGCCAGCCAGAACGTGGCGTACTTCATCTCGGAGCGCGGACTGTACCGCTGCAACGAGGCGGAGGTCGCCGCGATTGGTACGCCGCAGCAGCCTGACCCGATTCTCCCGATTATCCGGCAGTTGTCCTCTACGGACTTCGACAAGATCAACTGCCTGATTAATCGGGCGACCAAGGAGTTGTGGATCACGATCCCCAACTTTGGCTGCTACCAGTACCACACCGTCCTCAACGCATGGTCGGGTCCGTGGGACACGGGCTACACCTCGCCTGACACGACCTATCTGTTCGAGGGGCTGAACTCCTCAGGCCTGCCCATTGCGCTCAGGGGCGATGCCTCTGGATACGTCAGTGTATGCGATGCTCCCGGCGTGTTCTCGGACAACGTGGCATCAGATGGCACCGGCGGGACGCGCTACGCCATGAGCGTTCAGTTGCACCGCCTGTACTGTGGCGATGATGCACTAGCCAAGTCATTGCGGTGGGGCTACCTCACGGCGCAACTCAACGGCTCGGACCAGACCCGTGTGCAGTGGAGCACGGGAGAGTCCTTTGGTTCGTACAGCTTGCCACCAACCTACAGTTCGACATGGGGAGGCGTTGGCACCACATGGGGAACTGGCACATGGGGTGGCGCTGGCAGTGTGAACTACCGCGTTCCGATGGGCGGCACCGGATACTACATCGACATTACGATCATCGACTCTGGCACTTCACAGCCAGTGTTTAGTCGCTTCCAGCTAGAAGCGTTCGCGCTTGGACGGAGATAACGATGGCTCAAACAGTTGCACAGCATAGCGTTGCCTCGTTCACCTCTCCGGTGAATGGGACTAGCCCTATCGACGCCAATCAGGTGCGAGGGAATGACAACACCCTGCGCAGTGGCTACAACGACCACGACTCTGATCCGGGGATTCACCTCCAGTCGTCAGCCGCTGCTTCGCGCCCAGCCGCAGGAGAGTTGGGGCGCAAGTGGCTGACCACGGACACAGGATCGGTGCGCCTGTACTTTGACACCGGATCGGCATGGGCGGAAGTTAGCTACCTGCCGCTGGCTGGTGGCACCATCGCTGGCAACGTGTCGATTACCGGGACGCTGGCTGTCACCAATGCTATCACCGCAACGGGCGGCGTGGTTGGCAACGTGACAGGCAACGCCAGCACGGCAACGGCACTGGCCACGGCGCGAACCATCAACGGCGTTAGCTTTGACGGCACCGCCAACATCACCGTCACGGCAGATGCGGGAACGCTGACAGGGTCCACGTTGGCTTCTGGCGTGACGGCGTCCTCGCTGACGAGTGTCGGGACGCTTGCCAACCTCACCGTCACCAACCCGATCACGGGGAGTGTGACAGGATCAAGCGGCAGCACGACGGGGAACGCGGCAACCGCCACGGCGCTCCAGACGGCTCGCGCGATTAACGGCACCAGCTTCAACGGCACGGCTGACATCACCGTGACCGCAGCAGCGGGAACGCTGACGGGCAGCACACTGGCGTCTGGTGTCACCGCGTCCAGCCTGACGAGCGTGGGGACGCTCTCGACACTGGCGGTCAGCGGCACGACGACCTTGAACACGGTGGCATACACATGGCCGTCCAGCGGTGGGTCGAACGGGCAGGTACTAACCACGAACGGGAGCGGCACCCTGTCGTGGACGACCATCTCTGGTGGTGGTGGGACCACGACGAACAGCCTGACCGCTGGCAGCTTCCTCACTGGTGGCTCGTTCAATGGCAGCGCTGCCGTCACGTTTGCCGTGGATGCCACGGATGCCAACACGGCCAGCAAGGTGGTGGCGCGAGACAGCAGCGGGAACTTCAGCGCAGGGACGATCACGGCGGCGTTGTCTGGGAACGCTTCAACGGCTGCCACGCTCCAGACATCGCGCAACATTAACGGCGTCGCTTTCAATGGCAGCGCGGACATTACTGTCACC